CCGTCGCTACCTCTACAATAAAATATATTGAAGAGAACTGCGTCGCGGCTCACCATGGGGTCCGTTTCAAAATTGATTTTCTGCCGAATCCTTGGATCAGCGGCGTTGGAACCGGCAACACTGCCGGCGCTGGCGCTACCGGCAACGGTCTTGACAGAGCGATGTTCTATAAAAACCATCGCAAGAGTTTGTACCTCAAAATCCCGCAGCCCTGCACACAGGCCATGACAGTTCCAACAACCCGTGCAGGCGGCGCATTCGAAACTATGTTCGCCGGCTGCTGCAGTCAGGTCATCATGAAGAGGACTACGACCGCATACTACCAGGACGGAATTTAGGTAGGTGCGCAGCTGAGAATTGATGTATAATATATCTAGGGATAGAATCGGAAGTCATGAGCCGATTTGACAAGCTTGGTAACTCCACCAAGTTTCCCTAGGTTAATTTGGAGACACACAAGGAGCTGTGATGAAGAAACATCGTGAAGGTTGGGGTTGTATTTACCTTCTTACAAATAAAAAGAACGGTAAGCGATACGTTGGCAAAGATAGTACTGGTGATCCCGAAAATCATCGGTGGAAAAACCATATTAACATAGCGCTTAATACGAAAGACCCACGTCCTTTGTATTGTGCTATTCGTAAAGCTGGCGGACCGGAAGGTTTTACAGCTGAGATTATATGGCGCGGATCAAATGTATGTCTAAACAAAAAGGAAACATACTACATCCGTAAGCGTCATTCATTTATCAATGACCCACTCGGCGATCGAAGCTATAACTTAACTCTTGGTGGTGACGGTGGTGATGCTACTGTTTACATGACCAAGAAGAGGTTGGCTGAGTATAAGGCGACCTGTTCAGCGGCTCATATAGAACGATATAAAGACCCAAGAGCGCATGAAGTGCAACGTGAAGGAAATGCTAGGCGGTTTGCTGATCCAACAAAGCGCGCTGAGAATGCTGCTGCGCATAGAACACCAGAATTTGTAGCTAGTCAGTCAGAACGCGGTAAGAAGAAATGGCGCAATAAAAGATGGCGAGAAGATTGGATAGCCGCGAATACTACACCTGAAGCGCACGAGAAGAAATCTCGTATAGGCAAAGATTGGCATGCCGACCCTGCGGCACAAGCCAGATTTTTATCTGGCGTAAAATCTACTGCATGTTCTGAGCGTCATTCAACTTCTGGTATAAAATGGTATTCAGTTCCTAAGAACCACAAGAAGCATCTAGCAACGCACAGAACTCCAGAGTTCAGAGCATTTAAGTCTGCAAATACAAAAGCCTTTTGGGATACTATGACTCCAGAGGAGCGTAGTATATGGTGGCATGAAGTTCGCGCCGCCAAACTCAAAAAGAAGTAACCCACCAATCTCACTAAGCCTACATCATTTCGGTGTAGGCTTTTCTACGCCCAAAATTCAACACGACGTTGCGTGGGCGTGCCGGGTAGACGGTAGGGATGTTCCTTGCCGTCTCTATCCTATACCCAACACACCCACGCAGCACTAACCAGCGTTACAATCTTCCGCAAGGAGAAGACAAAATGACAAAGTTCTTGAAAGTTCACTTTACACGCGCAAAGGTGTTTCAACATCACAATGGCATCGCTGAGCAGCGTTTCCAAGTCGCGCCTGGCGTTAATACGCAAGTTCCGCTCTGGGTCAAGAATACCTTGGGTTGGACTATGGGAGTCAAGGATGGCAGCATTGTTGACCTCACGCCGCCCGATCCGTCTATGTTCGTAGCCAAAGCAGTAAAGCCGCACGCTGAAGAGCCTTCACTGGACGAGCCCGGTGCTGAAGAGCCTTCTTTAGAAGAGCCTGAAGTCGAAGACAAGACCGGCGAAGAAGAGACTGGTGAAGAGACTGGTGAAGAGCATGCGGCGGAAGCGGCTCCAGTAGTCAAGCCTGTCAAGAAACCACGCAGTACCCACGGCCTGCAAAAGTAACGCCAGGAGGCAACCGCAATGTGGCCTGATTTTTCAGCCTGGCTAGATACGGCCTGGGGCGCGGGGCAGGAGTTCAGCGTTGCTGGTGGCATGAGTCCTTGGGGCGTGGGTAATCTCACGCCCAGAGGGCAGAACCCACCATATGTGCTAGACGACCTGGCTGTAATGTACCCGAAGTTCTTCGGTCCTGCAATGCAGATGCTCAATTGCACGACTGTCGCGGGCAGCAAGACCGTCACGGTTTCGTCGACTGCCAACTTAGCGTACGGACAATTCATTCAGGCCAGCGGCGCCTTGCCGGCTGGGTCCGTTATCACCGGTCTAGGCACTAACTCCATCACCGTCAACCAGGCAGCGCTGACCACCGCCACCACTACCATCTTGGCGTACACCACTCCTCCAGTCCCAGCCGCCGTAATGCAGGTGTACATCAATCTGTCCACGGCAAGCCTGAAACAGAACCTGTATCAAGATTCGTGGCTGCTGGCGATGTCATTGTTCGCGGCTCACTACCTTACACTATGGGCTGAAACTGACGGGCCTGTACTGCAGACTGCAATCCAGAACGTGCTGCACGGCGAAGCGCCTGCTGCTGTCATAGGCGACACTACCGGTACACAATTCATTCTGTCCGCTGCGCCTCCGGGCGGGCAATTGTCTTTGTACCGCAACGGCGACTATCAAACTGCCGGCACGGCGGCTGACTATTCCATGCCTACTGCTACTACGCTATCGCTGAACGTGCCTGTCGGTCCTGGAGACGTGCTGTACGCTACTTGGTTCACCACGTCTATAACCAGCACCGTCGCTTCGCCTACCGCTTCACAAGTAGCGGCGCAAGGCTTGGCCACGGGGATACTGACTAGCAAGTCTGTCGGTGACGTGTCAGCAGGGTATACGGCGCTGGAGTCACTGAAAGAATTCGGCGCCTGGCAACTTACGAGGTACGGGCAGCAATTGATTACGATTGCTAAAACAATCGGCGCGGGGCCGATGGTGCTGTATTAGTATAAGGAGAGGTGGAGAGATGGGGCGTGAATTATCAGTTCCAGAGAAGCATCAATTGCGTATCGCTAAACAGACTATCAACATGCCAGATGCTATGGTAGGTGTAATGGGCGGGCCAGACAAGAAGAAGTCTGCTGAGATTATTCGTAGATTAACCGGTAAGGAACCGAAGGATTACTACGAGCGCGGGCAGGACTCCCACGTCGCCGACTCACGTCGTGCCCGTCTTCATCGCGCTTTGGACTGCGTGCTGGATAGGAGTGCTGCGGTTCGGGGGAGGGACGAGTTAGATGATAAACAGTTTCTTGACTTAATGGAGAGGGTTGGTGTATTACGAGATTCTACACGATCATTACAATGGCCTGGTAATGATAATCCACGTGTGCAGAAAGCGTCAACAGATACTTATAACGCTACAATGTCTAAGGTGAAGCAATTGATAGCCTCATCTGGGGTGTCACCGCAGGAATTTAGGAAGCGCGCTACAAAGGTCGCTTCGAAAGTTGGTAGGCGTATCAATCTTAATTGGATCGACTCGCTCGATAGGCACTAAGCACAATGCCCCTCCCTCAGATCACCATCGCTCGCAAACTAGGTTCCACCGCTCTGATGGACCGCGTTCATCAGGTTACAAAACTTGCTGCGTACGTCGGCATACCGGCGGCAGACGCCAGTGCGCGGCAAAAGCAGCTGCTCAGTATGGCTAGCGGTAAAGGCAAGAAGTCCGCCAGGGTGAAAAAGGCTGCGCAGCAGGACGTTGACAACGCTCAATTGTTATTCGTCTTCAGCAAAGGCTCACCCATCCGTAAACAGCCCGCGCGTCCAGTACTAGAACCCGCAGTCCAGGCTAGTGGTAATAAGGAACCTATCACACGGCAAATTACCGCCAGTGTGAAGGCCTCGTTAGCCGGTGATAAAGATGAAGCTGGTAAGCGAATGACGGCGGCGGCAATCGCCGGGCAGAACGCTAGTCGTAAATGGTTTACGGACTCCCGTAACGGCTGGGCGCCACTGGCTGAAAGTACTAAACGCGGTCGCGCTAGAAGATTAAGTAAAGGTCAGCGGGCCGAAGCCACTGGTGAAGACGGCGAGTTATTAGATTCAGCGTTTACGCCTGGTGTAGATACTGGCGCAATGCGGGCGGCGATAGTAGGTATCACGCGAACAGAGGAGTGAGTATGGCGAACTCAAAGTCCGTAACACGCCGCCTAAACCACATTGAAAAAGAGTTTGAGAAGATCCATGACGCATATCCTAACTTGGCGGCCCGTCTATCAAGCACGGAGACTTGGATCTCGCTGCACCCACAACTGCACGTAGCGGAAGGCCGCGCAGTCATTGTCGCGCAAGAAGCTCAGGGCAAAAAGATGATTGAGCTGAATGACGTCCGCAACCGCTTTGTAGATAAGGAAGAGTACAGGCGAGATCACAATCGTCTTACCGCCGAAATCAATAACCTACGTGCTAGTCGAGATACCTCAGCAGGTGAAAAAGGTTTACTGGACCAATTCTGGCCGCTGTTGCTGGCCTTGGCGATGCTAGCTGTTGGGCATTTTTGGAAGTGAGGTGCGTACATGATTGACGTAAGTGACATCGTAAGCGATGGCGACCTGGCTGCGCCGCAACCGTTTCAAGTTCTTCGCTCAACCGGCACTTGGGCTTCTGGCGGGTTCACTAGCGCCATAACTGAGACCCTGGAATTGACCGGTCCCGTTCAACAGGCGACGGACCGCGAAGTAGCGATGCTGCCTGAAGGTGACCGCGTCAGCCAGGTGATGTCGTTCTGGGCTACGGTCCCGCTTTACACTACGCGCGGCAAGCTTCCCTCCCCCACACTGCACACTGAAACGCCCAAGGGCGTGGTGCCGGGCGCGCTGTTTACGCTTAGTAAGACTCCTACAGGCCAGCTGGCTCTGTACCTGAATGGTAAGTTCCTGGTGCCTGGTGGGGTCGATTACGGGCAGTTAGGACCGAACATCGTTACTAACATGGTAGTTAATCCTACAGACAAACTTCTGGCGCAGTGGCCCGTAGTAATAGCTAACGCCCCGGCAGCGGCGGATATTCTCGTGTATGAAGGCGTACAGTATCGCTTACTGGATGTGAAGCATTACACTGGCGGTGGGTATTGGAAAGCACTGGCGACCAGGATGGCTGCGAGTTGAGAGTGAGGAACTAAGATGAAGATCATCGTTCTACGTGACACCGTGTTCCATGAAGTCGGCAAACCCGTAATAGTGTGCAAGGCCAGCGCATTGCCGCAGCCTGTGCCTGACTGGATTACTGAAACTCACGCCTGGGAACTGGGTGTTGGGTGTGGAAGTATTGTTATTCCCGGCAAGCTGCTCGCAGTTAAACCGGTAGTGACTGAGTTACCTGCCGCTGACGTAGACCCCGTTCCTGCAGAAGACCCTCCAGCCAAAAAGCGCACTAATAGTAAGGCGTAGCACATGCCTACTACCACGTATCCTAACGGCCAGACGCTTACCAGCACGGCGTTGACGGTTAGCCAAATCAATATACTGTTGCAGGCGCTGACTTGTGGGATGGTTGGCATCAATCCGCCTGACCCTAGCCAAGTCCGAATAGACTGGCCCACCGAAGGCCAGCCGGTCGCAGACTCGCCTGCAGAGAACGTCTGTTACTTGCGCGCCGTGATTGTCAACGACGAGTATGACAAGCTGCGCGACTTAGCACGTACAAACCAGGAACCATCACCCACCCCGGTCCAGTACACTTGGACTTACACACGGGTCTGGTCTGTCAGTTGGATTTTTTATGGTCCAGCCAGCCTGGACAGATCTACCGCTTTACGTTCAGCGTTGTTTATGGACTACTTCACCGACCAGCTATCGCTCAGTAATCTATTCCCCAATCCAGACAACCAGGCTCCGACGCGTGTCCCAGAGTTAGCAAATGCGCAGTGGTGGGAGAGAAGTGACTTCTCCTGCGAAATGAATGAGTTCGTAACTGAGACGATCTCCGTCCCAGCAGTGCAAAGCGTACCGGTGACGGTGCGGTCAGAAGAACTGACAGTTAATACAACAATTCAGAACTAAGGAGCAGTAAATCATGGCCACTATTCCGTTGCCGTTGTCGGATATTTGCGACATCAGTGTAACTATCAACCCAGCGGCGTTTAGTGCGCCTGCGTACAACCAGGGACTTCTGATTGGGCCAACCGCCGCCATTGCAACATTTGGAAGGCTTCAGCAATTCACCGCTAGTAACTACGCCACCGCAATGCTTGCTGCTGGGTTCACCCCCACATCACCGGAGTACATCGCCACCGGAATATACTTTTCGGCTAACCCGGCGCCTGCTTATGTATGGATCGGCGCGATGAACGCTACCGCCGTCCAGACCTTGACCATTGCTGGGCGCACGGTGACGGACGGGGCGATGAGTTCGATTACAAATCCGACGTATCTCACATCGGCAACGGCCGCCTTTGCAAGCGGTGACGTTGGCACTGCAGTACGTGTAGTTGGTGCTGGCGTTGCTGGAGCCGACTTGGTTACTACGATTGCCAGTATCAGTAGTGGCACCGTAGCCGTGTTGGCCGCTGGCGCGAGCACAACCGTAACTGGAGCAATGGCCAGTTTGGGATCTGTAGGAGCAGGTTATAGGTACGGCGACACTATCACGCCGACGCAGGGCACAGCTTCAGGCGCGGTGTGGCAGGTCCTGACTGTCGGCGAGGCCGGTCAGGTTACGTCTATCGGCCCCGTGCAGGGGCAGGCTGGTACGGGCTACACGGTAGCGAATAACCTTCCTACTACTACGAACAGCGTAGCCGGGTCGGGCCTCAAAACTAACATTACCGCCGTTGGTGAGACCCTGCTCCAAGCTGCGCAGGCTTGCCGCCTTGCCAGTTCTGTCTGGTGGGCGTATATGGGCATCGGCATCAGTGCGAATAGTTATCTCGCTACAGACGCTGACAACCTTGCTAACGCGGCCTGGTCTTCACCTAACTGGCAGCAAAATTTTTACTTTGGAAACAGTTCGACTGCTGCTATCGCTGCTGGTACTGCTGGCAACTTGGCGCTGCAGATGAAGGCTTTGAATTACAAAGCGTTCATGACATACAGCACAACCCAGTCTGGGGAGTACCCAAACAACGTCTACGCCGCCGCTTCTGCAATGGGCGTGGCGATGGGGTTGAATACAGGTCTCGCGAATAGTTTCTTCACCATGGCGCACAAGGCATTGGTAGGAATAGCTCCTGAACCGTTGACTCAGACCCAGTACGGTAACATTACCGGCGCTAACTTCAACGCGTACGGTAATTTTTCGCCGTATCAGTTGTTGGAGCAAGGCCGGTGCCCGGACGGCAATCCATTCTACCTGTACCTGTTCGTGGCTCTGCTGGTCGCAAACATGCAGTACAACGTGATGAACGACCTTAGCTCGGCGCCGGCCATACCGCAGGACAATTACGGTCAGGGCCAGTTGCTTCACGACGCCAACACGGCTTGCCAGCTGTTGGCTAGTATTGGATTCCTTGCCGGCGCTATTTGGAATGGGGCTACGCTCACCATTGGCGGTGTTACGGTAACTTCTGGAGTGACACCGCTGCCTAGCGGTTACTTGAATTTATCCGCGCCATGCTCGCAGCAGTCTAGCGGGGCGCGTGCTGCTGGGCAGTCGATGCCAATTTACTGCCTGATCACCTCCGCCGGTGCCGTTGGGTCAGTGCTCATCGGTATTCAAGTTCAATTGTAAAGGTTACCCAACGCGGTTAAGCGACAAAGGAGCACTAAGCAATGGCAACGACAACGTACAGTTTCAAAGACATCAAAGGCGTTATCCTCGGTATACCAATCGTAGGTGGAAACGTCGGTATGGGGTCTATCACTATCACAATGAGTGAAGACCGAACCGTGCAAGACGTTGCCTGTGATGGCTCCGTAATGCCCAGTTACGTAGCGGGCGATAACGGCTCCGTAGCTATTGAGGTACAGCAGACTAGCGCGCTCCATCACGCACTATTGGCTCAATACAACACACTCAAACTGGCTGCAGATGCTGGTGAGTCTTTGACCTGGGCGTCAGGAGTGATTTCGTTTTTCACTACACTGGAAGGTAGTAGCCACGTGCTGACGGGCGTCAGTTTTCAGCGCATCCCAGCTAAGGCATACGCTGCTCATGGAGCCAAGATTACCTGGAATCTCATGGCCTGTAACATCGTGAACACGTAGTTCAACAGTTAACACTTAGCCTCTGGCAAGGAGAGCAAATGAGCGTACCCAAGATACCGAAACCCAGCATCACCACAGTAGAAATTGACGGGCAAACCTTCATTATTCGACGTATGCTTCCCGAAGTAGGGAGTTTTATCACCACACGTATCCTACTGGCTGCCGCTGACCAGGTTGGACAAGCCGCAAAAGAAGGTACGCTGTTTTCAGCATTCACCGCGTTTTTGCGAGGGCTGGACTTTGAATCCTTCAAATTTGTGCAGCATAGTTGTCTGTCTGTTGTCGACAGAATGGAGCAGCTGCCTGGCATAGCGGCTCCCACTGCCATGCCAATTATGAATCAGGACGGTAGTTGGACAGCGCCTGACGTAGCTGCTGATCTGCAATTAGTGCTGAGCCTTACAACGCAGAGTCTGATGTTTAACGTGGCGGATTTTTTCGCCCAGAGCGGTTCGCCGTCCGCGCCGAACGCCAATCGCTCGCCACAGACTTCTTAGGCCCGGACCAGGTAGAATACTTTAGCCTGGATTCATTCCTTTGGCGCCCGGTTCGTGCTGGATTGTGGCGTCAGCATGAACTACGGGATGGTACTTACAACTTCCAAGATCTCTTGGATGCCAATGAGTACCTTGACGTAGTGGATGAAAACGAAATACGTCTTGCTGAGTGGCA